GTACACCTATTAATATCATCTATTGTGAAAACGGTACTGTCAACGTCTATTACAATAAGAACAAACAGGAACTTTATTATCAGATCGGATTTATTAACAAGAAGTCAAGAATTGAGCCTATAAATGTAATACATTTTTACAAGAACAGTAATGACGGTATACATGGTGTAGCACTTTCAGCATATGCAAATGCAGTACTGAAACTTGCACAGGCTACAGATAAGGCTGCATCAAAGTACTATTCTTCAGGTTGTGCATTACAGGGTGCGTTAACGATTAAGGGATCAAGACGTGGTGCAAAGGAACAGGCTAGACAGGCATTCCAGGATACTCACTCAGGAAAGGGATCTGGTCTTGTAATACTTGATGATGACATGAGCTATCAGCAGCTGTCAAGTAATGCCAACGATTCACAGATGATCGAGGCTAGACAGTTCAATGTGGCTGAGATTGCACGTTATTTCAACATGAACCCTATACTGTTGGGTGATAACCAGGGTGCAACGTTCTCTTCTATTGAATATGCCAACATTGAGTTCATATTCCATACTCTACAGCCTTATATCACAATGATAGAGGAAGAGTTCAACCGTAAGCTTGTTAAGCCATCAGAGCAAGGCTATATCACAATAGACATTGATGAGAAATTCTTGCTGAAGGGTGACATGAAGTCTACATCAGAGTATCTTTCAAAGCTTGTTACCTCTGGTATACTTACAGCTAACGAGGCTAGAACATATCTGGATCTCCAGCCAGTTGAAGGCGGTGACAAGATACGTGTAGCTTACTCAGACATCAAGCAGAATACTATTGAGAATGACTTGAACGGATTGAACGGTGATAACGGTGATTTTACAACAATAGACGCTTCAACAAAAATTTAACAACATAAGAAGATGGAAAAAGCTAAATTCTATTCTAACCAGAACGAGATCCATCTTAGATCACTAGAAGGTGATACACCAGATTCACGCATAGTATGCGGTTATGCCATGAAGTTTGACGTTGATTCACAGGACATTGGCTGGATTGAACGTATAGAGAAGGGTGCTATAACTGAGGATACTATCATGAACAGTGACATCTTTGCAAGATTCAACCATGATGAGAACACAGTGCTTGCACGTTCAAGATACGGTGAAGGATCACTGGCAATTGAACTACGTGATGACGGTCTCTACTATGAGTTTGAAGTACCTCACACAGCAATAGGTGATGAGTTACTTGAGCACATAAAGAGAGGTGAGATTCAGCACAGCTCATTTGCATTCTCCTTACCTTCTGACGGTACTGGTGCAAGGTTCTACAGAGACGGTGAACAGCTTAGACGTACTATCACAAAAATAGACAGATTGTATGACATCTCTCCTGTCTATGAGCCAGCTTATCTTGACAGCTCTTGTATAAAGAGAAGCAAGGAGATAATGGATCGTTCAAACGAGATAAATACTATGTTAGATGGTATGATCAAAGAATTGGATCAATATAAAATTTAATTTAACATAAAATGAAGAAACTTAATTCAGTAGAACTTAAGGATAGACAGGCTACTTTGCTTAAAAGATGCAAGGAGATTGTAGATACCTGTAAAAAGGAAATCAGAGAGATGACCGATGATGAACAGGCTGAGTTTGATGCAGCTAAAGCTGAGATCGCTTCTCTTAAAGGGCAGCTGGACGAGCTTAAGAAGAAGCTTGAAGCTTATGAAGTTCCAACTCTTGATGAATCCGAGGAAGTCAAGGCAGAGAATGATGAAGAAGAGACCTTGGCAGAGGAAGAAGTTATCAAGGATGAGGAAGAGTTAAAATCTAAAAGAAACAAAACAAATAAAATGAGAAAATCAATTGTTAAGGAAATCCGTTCCGCAATCGCTAACGGAACTAAGAACTTCAAGATAAACGCTGACACTGAGAAGAGAGCTATCCAGGTTACTGGTGACAACGGTGTTCACGATGAAGTTGTTGAGACTGAGATTCAGGGTATTCTTGAGCCTCTGTATGCTAAGTCTGTACTTGCAGAGCTTGGTGTTAAGTGGTACACAGGTCTTCCACAGGGAGATATTCAGGTTCCTGTGATGGGTAAGGGTACTGTAGGATGGGCTGGTGAAGTTGCAGCTGCTTCTGCTGGTGGCAACGCATTCAGTGCTGTTCTGTTGCAGCCTAAGAGACTTACTGCTTATGTAGACATCTCTAAGCAGCTTTTGAACCAGGATACCATTGGTGTTGAGAACGCTATCCGCAGAGATATTGTAAACGCTATCAATGACAAGTTGGAGGCTACTATCTTCTCTGATGACGCTGGTGACGCTACAAAGCCTGCTGGTATCTTCTATGACAGCTCAGTGTTTGATGCTTCTACATTCAAGGCAGTTGTTGACCTTGAGGCTAAGGTTGAGAGCAACAACGTATACGGTGACATGAAGTATCTGCTTTCTACAGGTGCTAAGGCTGACCTCCGTGCAATGCCTAAGTCAACTAAGAACACTCAACTTGTAATGGAAGGTGGAGAGATCGACGGTACTCCTGCTGTTGTTACTTCTAACGTTGAGGGTGCAGGTTACTACGCTTATGGTAACTTTGAGAACCTTGCAGTTGCTTCTTGGGGTGACATTGACATCACTGTTGATGAATACACTCAGGCTGTGAACGGATGTGTACGTCTTGTGGTTAATGCTTACTTTGACGCTAAGAAATTACGTCCAGAGGCATTCATCTTTGGTAAGACTCGCTAATTTTAAAAGAAAATCAACCTATCAATGCTTATAGATTTAGAGACCATAAAGAATCATCTCAATATTGACTCATCTTTCAATGATGACGACAACTACATCATGCAGCTTGAGGAAGTTGCTGAGGCTATTGTCGAGAAGCACATTGATAGGACTCTTGAGGATATTATTGGTGAAGAAGGAGAGGTTCCAAAGCCTCTTCTTCAAGCCATGTTACTTTTCATCGCAAATCTTTACAACAACAGGGAGTCTGTTGCATACACTGGTGCTGTTGAGGTTCCAAATTCACTGACATACATTCTCTCTCTATACCGTAACTATGAAAACGCAAACATATAAAGTATATGAGAGCAGGATTATTGACAGAACAGATAGAGATTTGGTCTAAACAGTTGACTGTTAATGATTATGGTGAGGAAGTTGAGGATTGGATCAAGACATACAAGACAAGAGCAAGACTTGTTCATGACGGTGGATCCAGGGTAGTATCAAATGATGAGATATTATTCACACACTCAAAGACATTCCAAATCAGGCAATATGTGCCAATAAATGAATTAGACCGTATACTCTGGAACGGTAAGTTCTACAGGATACTCAATATAGAGCCAGACAGGGTGCAGATGAACCAGACGATCAAAACTGAACTGATAAACGATTAATGCTTAACACACTGAATATAGGAAAATACATCTATGGATCTCTGACAAATGAGAAAAGCGGTATCACATGCAAGTGCTATCCACTTGTTGCTGATAACAACGCTAAGTATCCTTTCATCATATACAGACGATTGAACCTACAGAGTTCCAACAGTAAGGATGGTATACATGAGGATGTTGTTACGGTTGAGATCATAGTAGTCAGTGACAAGTATGTTGTTGGTATTGATCTTGCACAGAAGATAAGGAAAATATTTGAGAGACAATCAGTTACGTTTGATGATATTGAGATAAATGACGGTATAATCATACTTGCAACTGAAGAGTTTAACGATAACGCATATGTACAGCGTATGCAGTTCCAATTTAAAATTCAAAAAATTAACATTTAAGATAAAATGGCAGCACCTACTATAATTAAAGGTCGTGACTTGATGCTTTTCAACAATGACGGTCACAGCTATGCTTATGCAACTAATCATGTTTTTACATGTACAGCTGAGACGGCTGATGTACAAAGCAAAGATCATGGGATCTGGGGATCTTCTGAAATTAGCCGTGTTACATGGGAAATCACTTCTGAGAACCTTTACACTTCAGCTGACTATGACAGCATGTTCCAGACAATGACTGCTGGTCTTCCTATCACAATCAGATTTGGTCTGAAGAAGACTCCTGATGATCCAGATATGACTCCTGCTGATGGCAACATGGCACTTCCATACTGGACTTCTCAGAATACATTCTATCAGGGTAAGGCATTGATTACCAGCCTTGTAGCTAACGCTAACAACGGTGAGAATGCTACTTACAACATTACTCTGACAGGTGTGGGTAAGATTCAGAAGGTTACTATTGACGCTAGCAACGGATAATTGTTAAGTCAGAGTTTTTAACGGATAAATACTTAAAAGGCTATGAGCCTGATAAGGAAGGGCAGTAGATATAGCACTACTGCCCTTTAATTTTAAAACTAACAGATAAACAACAATGAAAATCAAAATTGGTAAAAAGAACATTGAATTAAAGTACACAATCAGAGCAATGATCATGTACGAGAACATGACAGAGAAGTCATTCAATCCTCAGACACTTACAGACATAATCACATTCATGTACTGTATCATTGTAAGTTCCGCAAAGGACTATTCAATCAAGTTTGATGAGTTTATAGACTACCTGGATGAACATCCAGAGATAATGACTGAGTTCTCTGAGTGGATAACATCAAACACAAATACAAACGCTGATTTCTCAAAAAACTAACAGGGGAAGGTGACGGTCAGAAACCTGATCTCATCTTCCACTACTTAATGAACATAATAGTCTACCAGTTCAGGCTCTGTAGCATACAGTATTTCATGGATGAGATGCAGACATGGGAGATAAACGATATGATAGAGAACATACCGTATGCGGACAGAGCATTATGGGAAACAGCCAGGGTGAACGCATATGTGGTAGCACAGGTGAACAGCCGTAAGAAGCTTACACAACAGGACATACTCAAGTTCAAATGGGAAGATATGAGCAAGTTCATGCATGAGGAACACATCATAGAAATGTCTAACTCAGACATCAAGAGGCTTGAGGAACTGTCAAAGAATTTTGAAAACGTAAAGTGGGAAGACATAGATGCCAAAACATAGACTGATATTTTCTGAAAGGGATCTTTCAACAGCATCAGAGGAAATTCTGAAAAAAGTTGACAGAGCTGTACTTGCTGCTGCATTTAAGATAAGGGATGAGATGCGTGAACAGTTCAAGATGGACATCACGCAATATAAATATGCCACAAAGGACTACTACAGGATGGCTGAAGGTATCATGGTTGGTAAACTGTCAAACAGCAAGGTAAAAATACATGCTTTTGGTCCCAAACAGAATGACGGTACATGGAAAGCAAGGTTCTTTGTCGGATCCACTACATACCGTAAGAACAGCAGAGGTAATAAGGGTTTCATTAAAGCTAACGAGGCTGTTGATGACGGACTTAGGAACGGAAATCAGATACTATCTACATATATAAAAAATACAATTGATAATTAAATATGCCAAATTTAAGTGTACAAATAGGTGCTGATACCTCCAAGCTTGTTGCTGGGATAAACCAGGCTAAGGCTACCCTACAGGACTATATAAAGGCACAGGATGAAGCCTCAACTGCTTCAGAGGAGAATTCAAACGTTACCAAAGAACAGGTACAGGCTTACAATAAGGTCATTAACGGACTCCAGAAGGTTGCTGAAGGAACTCTTTCTAACAAACAGGCACAGAGAGAGCTTACTAATTCTGTAAAGGAACTGAAGGAACAGTGGGCTGCACTGAATAATGAAGCAAGATCCTCATCATTTGGTCAGTCTATGGCTGAAACTATGGCTGCTGCTAAGGCTGAACTTCAGGAGATGAAGAATAACATTGCTTCTGTTGGTGACGTTAAGCCAAATGGATCTCTGAAGAAGGAACTCAGAATGACAACAAACGAGTTAGTCCAGCTTACTGCACAGTACAGGGCTATGTCTGCTGCTGAACAGCAATCAGCACAAGGACAGGCACTTGCTCAAAAGATGGATCAGATTAGACGTAAGGCTGGTGATTTGAAGGATACAATAGGTGACGTTAATGATGAAATAAAGGTAATGGCTTCCGATACACCAAATCTTGATGTATTCAATGATTTGATAGGTATTGGAGCTGACGCTTTGTCTACCTATTCATCTGTTATTGCAAGAGTTACAGGCAACGAGAAAGCATTGAAGGATGCAATAGCAACTGTTATGGCTGTTCAATCAGCAGCAAACCTTTTGACAAAGGTAGCAAATGCTTTACAGTCATCATCTGCTATCATGCTTAAGACCAGGGCGATCCAAGAAAGAGCTTTGGCAATCGCAATTAATATAAAAAATGCTGCTGAAGGTAAGGGAGTAATTGCTACAAAGGCTGCTACTGTTGCTCAGAGAGCCTTCAATCTTGTAGCAAAAGCAAATCCTTATGTACTTCTGGCAACTGTAATCCTTGGTGCTGGTGCTGCATTGGTAGCATTTACCTCACATGCAAATGAAGCTTCAAATAAGAGCAAACAGATGGCTGAGGCTGCTGAGAGAGCAAAGGCTGCATTTGAGAAAATGCATCATGAAAATGAAACTCTTAGTAGTAAGACAGGAGATCTTGTTGCTAAATACAAGACACTTCAGGCACAGTTCAAATCTCTTAAGACTGAAGCTGAGAAGAAAAAGTGGATAAAGGAGAATCAGTCAGCATTCAGTGACCTTGGAGTTGTTGTAAATGATGTTAATGACGCATATAGTGTATTTGTAAAGAATGCACCTAAAGTTATTGCTGCATTGAAAGCAATAGCAAGAGCTGAGGCATTTGAGGATCTTTATAAAGAAGCCATAAAGAATCAGGCAAAGTGGGAAAACAGGGATAAGAGCACAAAAACTGGTGACTACTACAAAAAAGTTTCCGACAGTGAGAAGAAGCCTGTAAGTGCATATGGCGGTCTTCCTAAAGAATGGAGAGATGCTGGTCTTAAGCCAAATGAGGATTACAAGTCAAACTACGATGAGTTTGATCCTACCATAGAGCTTACACAGAAGGGTATAGATAAGATCAACAAGTACAGGAGAGACGAGGCAATAAAGACCAGAAGCAAAATCGAGAAAGGTTATGAGGATGAAGTAAACCATTATGGAGATCTGTATGATAAAGCCATTGATGAGGCAGCTAAAGCAAGAGATGAACTTTCAAAAATAGGTGGTAAACCAAAACCTGAAGGTGGAAGTGGTGGTAATAAGGTAGACTATAAGCCAGGCTCACTTTCAGATCTTGAGGCAAAGCTTCAGAAACTTCAGAAGGACTACAAGGACGGTGTTATCAAAATTACACCTGAAGATTACAAGAAAAAGGTTGATGATCTTGAAAAGCAAATCAAGGCAAAGAAGATAGAGCTTGGTATTGCAGATTTTGATGACAAGTCACTTGCAGATCTTGAGGATAAGCTTTCAAATCTTGAGAAGGATTATAAGAACGGTATAATCAAGATTACACCAGAAGACTATAAGAAACAGGTTGATGATCTTAAAAAGGAAATTTCCGACAAGAAGATTGCACTTGGTCTTGAGCCTTATGTACCAGAGGGTTCTCTTGAGGATCTTGACCGTAAGATCAATGATCTTGAAGCTAAGTACAAATTGGCTGTTCCTGACTCAGAGAGACGCAAAATACAGGTGGAACTCAATAAGCTTACAAACGAGAGACGTAAGATTGAGTTTGAGACAGATATAATAATTGACGATGATGAGCTTAATAGAATAATCGATGATCTTCAAAATGAGGAGCATGAGATACGTTTGCAGCCTAAATTAGAGCCTGAAGCTAAATTACCTAGGATGAAAGGTGAAACACCAAAAGTTGCACAGTTTCATAGGCTTGAAGATACTATAGAAGAAATTTCACAAGTCTATGACGCACATAAGAGGGTTCTTAGTGCAATTAAACCAGTTAATGATGCTATACAGGAGAAGATCAAGTTAGGTGTACAGCTTAATGATACAGAACAGAGAACAGTTGATTGGTATAGGGAAGAATCTGCTTATGTAAAACACATTGAAGGTTTATATCTTGACGCTGCAAACGCATCAAGAAAATGGAGTTCTGACATAAAGCAAAGAAAAGGCAGCGGTGAATTCATAAAGAAAGAAATAGGATTCATTGGTGACTTTACATCAGCAGCTAAGAACTACGGCGGTGCTTGGAAACAGATGGGTGACAACTGGAACAAGATGACAGCCTTTGAGAAGACAACAGCTGTAATCGAGAACACAATCAACTCAATAGAGGCACTGATAAATGCATATGAGAGTGTCATGGATATGATTAAGCTGTTTGGTGAACTGTCTGAACTTGCAGCAGCAAAGAAAGTGGCTGCAAATACAGCTGAGATGGCTTCAGATGAGTCTTTGGTTGCATCACAGACAGCCAATACACAGGTCAAGATAGCTAACGATACAGCAGAGAATACATCAGAGATAGGTAAACTTGGTGTAAAGGAAGGTTCTGCTATTGCCAGTGCTACTGCTTCTGGTGCTGCACTTCCATTCCCTGCTAACATTGCAGCTATTGCAGCTGGTATTGCCGCAGTTGTTGCAGCATTTGCGCTTGTTTTCTCTGCATTTGCTGAAGGTGGTATTGTTGGTGGAGGCTCGCATATTGGTGATAGCCAGATAGTTAGGGTTAATTCAGGGGAAATGATTCTCAATGGTCAGCAACAAAAACGTCTGTTCAACCTCCTGAACGGTACTGGTTCAAGAAATGGTTCTACAGTAGGTGAAGGTGGTGTTGTCAAGTTCAAGATCAAGGGTAATAACCTGTACGGTGTACTGAATAATCACGTATCAAAACAAAAGAGAGTATAATGTTATACACAGGACGATTCATCAACCTCAGTGATGATATAATTGAGGTCAACATAACAACAAACAACTCAACAGACTCTTCTACTGAGTTGGAGTTTGCAGGGGAAAGCCCTGTTATAATAACACAGTCATCACAGGACGGTATCTTTACTCCGATAAAGAGCCGTTCCTGTACAATTACTGTAGTCACACATGATGCTTATTACGACATGTATTCAGGTGAATCACATGGTACGCTTGTTACTGTTGATAACATAAGCCAGAACTCAAGGCTGTTCTACGGATACATGACACCATGCGAGTACAACCAGCCTTTACTCTACCTTAACGAGATAGAACTTGAGGCTGTTGATGCACTTTCAACACTTCATGACTTCAAGTACGAGTACAGGAACCATACATCACCTCAGTTGGTAAGTATAAAGAACATAATCAAGTACTGTTTCAGTGTTGCTGGATATACAGGCGGTGTATACATGCAGAAAGACGCATTACAATCAAGAAAAGGATGGATCAACAACTGTTATCCTGGTGAGATGGAGTTTGTAAGTGAGGAAATCTTTATTGACGGTGATGATGCAATGACTTGCTATGAAGTTCTTGAGGAAATTGGTAATTTCTATAATTTTACCTTCTCTCCAATAGGAAATGATGTGTATGTTATTGACTATGAGATAGTTTCACACTACTGGTCATTCAGTACTGGCAATAATGATACAAGATATTTGACATTTAAGAACCTTAATAACGGATATGAGCGTAATGTGTTCATTCCCAAGACCATATCAATTGACAGCTATGCTGGTGATGATCAGAATGTTGAGATGGATGAGGTTTATAACAAAGTAGAGCTTACAGCCGAGACAATTAACCTTGAAACTGATGATGTTGTGTACGATCCAATGGATGACGTAGGATCCACTACATATCTTGACACATATGAGTCTGGTGCTGTAAGATCAGACGGTCAGAACTGGACTACAGTAACAAGATTCTTTGAGTATATCAAAGGATCATACTTCCCTGCTTACGACACAGGTCAGACATGGCAGACACTTCATAATGTCAACACAGAATTCATACCTATGTACTTTAAGCTAACTGGCAACTTCACAAATACTCAGTTGAATAATGTTTCTGCACAGATGGAACATCCATATGCTAAGAAAGGATACATATTCAACAAGATACCTGCACAGACATGTCTTCCAGTTCAGCAGTTCTCATACCAGTCATCAAAGGAAATGCCTTACTCATCCAACTGGACTAAGTATATGATGTTCTTTCCACAGGCTGAATGGATTGCTTGCTGGCTTAATGACAATCCACAGTCTAAACCTGAAGGATGGAACACTCAGTCATATTGGATTAATACATTCTATAATGAGCATATGGGTGGATCCAAGCCAGTACTCAGGTATTGGGGTAAGAAGGATGTAGAGTTCTCTCCAGCTGATGACAATACAACAAACTACATAGCCGTTACAGGTGATCTTCTGTTCCAACAGGACTGCACATATGATGATGTACGCTACCATCTCTGGCAGGAAGACACAGAAAACCGTTATTTTGGTGGTATTCTGTCACCAATCAGAGATATTGGCGCAAGTGGAACACATACATGTGACGGATGTGCTAGAGATCCAGGTGCATCAGGCTACAATACAGGCTGGGATATGTTAAAGTTAAAGATAAAGATCGGTAACAAGTACTGGAATGGATCATCTTGGACTACAACAGACTCTGTATGTTGGATTCCATACCACAGGGAGAATGTAGTATCTGAGACTGAGACACTTATCTGGTCTGACTTCAACAAGCCAGTGACAAACCACAACTATACATATGCTATTGGTAAGGATGCGTTTGTTATTCCTATAACAAAGGCTGACGGTCTGTTTGGTAGGGTGTACGTTGAGGTGTATATGCCTAGAATACCTTGGTCTAGGTGGGTGTTTGATCAAAACTCAGATAATCTTCTTCTCAACTATCATTTTACACCACCTGTAATACTGATGAAGAACTTTACGATGGAACTTGTTTCTTCCGCAAATGATCATGACCACTGGTATATGGACTTCACCACAGAAGATAAAGAAGAGGATGAAATCAAGTACTCCAATACTGTTACTGGTAACAATGTAAAGGATTTTGATGACCTTACCCTGAAGATCAACACCTTTAATGATAAGGTGAAAAACTCTCAGTCATATGTTATCGAGCCTCTTCAATACAACGGCACTGCATCAGACATCACATCAATCATAAGTGCCAACTATCATACGGAAGGATTCAGACGACCATACAACAATACAGTCAACAGACAGGAGATGAACGTAGTCAACAGATATGTTGAACATCACTCAACTCCAAAGAAGATATACAACTGTACCGTACATGACTACTATGAGCCTTACAGATGTGCTCTTGTTGATGCGATTCCTAACACATACTTTGTTGTAGATGAACAGGAATACGACCTGAAGAATAACGTTAACTCACTTAAGCTGGTTCAGTACTAAACTGGACTGGCTTAAGGATAAATACTAAAAGAAATTCCACTTATATAATGGATCAAGAAGTAATGAATCAGCTTAGTACTGAGGTATTAAGATTAGATACAAGAATAGATAATGTTTCCGATGATCTTGACAAGCTTGACAAGAAAGTTGACAGTATCAACAATGATGCTATCAACCAGAGAGTCAATGATATAGCAACTGTTGTTGATAACAATACGTCTATTGTAAACTCAATGGACAGAAGATTAAAGAGATCTGAAAATGACATCTATGATATTCAGGATGTAATCAATGATCATGACATCAGAATCAAGGATCTTGAGAATAAGACAAAACAGACAGCACATGAAGTTGCTGTAAGGGCTGTAAAGTCAGTTACCAGATCAATAGAGAATTCCGAGACGCAGGAGATCCATGAGGAAATCCATGAGGTTGCTATGGCTGTTGATAATCTTGACGCAAGTGTATCACCAAAGGTAAGAACGCTTGAGAACCAGGCATATGACTTTCATCTTAACATATTAAATCTTCATAAGGAAGATGAGGATATATGGGATGCTATGAAGGATATGGACGTAGAACACCATGAGGAACTTCACAGACTTGCTCTTGCTATTGATAACCATGAATCAAGAATTAGTCACATTGAGACACACTGGTTTGACTATGAGGATGAAATAGAGCGTCTTGACAACAAGATAGATGCTTCTATAGCAGAGATGAAGGATTATGTTGATGATGTCTCAACTGGTCTGTCAAACGTTATAACAATAGTAAATAATTTACCACCACATATAGTTCTAACAAAGGAGGAATATGATGATCTTGATAATCCTGACTACAATTCCTTCTATTTTACATATGAAGATGAGGAATAAGATATGATCTACGCACACAATCAGGGTATAACAGGTATAAACATACACCGTAAGATAATAGATAGGATTTATTATGGTAGAAGGCTAGTCTGGTTGAGAAATTCAACATCAGACACTTTGACTATTGTAGGCGATTCAAGTATATTTGCAGGACATGCTTATACATTTAGGGCTAAATATGCTGGAAGTGATGATAGATTATATGAATGGTCATTCAGTGGTGTTACACCTGAAACTATAGTTTATAATCATAATCACAGAAAAGTTACCATTATAACTAGTTATGATGATTATGATAAAAACATGACAATAACATGTGTAATGACAAGGATCGATGGTACACAGCTTACAGCCACAAAGGGTGTTTATATAGATGAGCCTAGAGCTATTGAAATTGTCAACATAGAGGATATAATATTTGAAAATGATGACAGTTCTTTGTATGGTAATTTCATAATAACACCACCTACACATACAGATATTTACAGTGTATCAGATGTAAGTATAGGATTTAATGATTATACTGATCTTGAAAGCTACGATAAATTTGGAATTACTGCTTATCAGAAACAGATCAATACAACGGATATTATAATGTCAGCTAGAAGTAGTGCTACTATAACAGATGAGTTTGGTAATGTAGTTGATGCCTCTGGTAACGTATATTCTATAAATCCAGTACAATATTTCTCTATAGAAGGTCAGATAGACAGAACACTGTTGATGAAGAATAGGATAAACATAGGGTTCCTATGCACAAGTAGTATGGGATATGAATATGTGAAAGGTGTAGGAATATGTACAAGCTATACTGCTGACGGTGAGCCTACATATGTGAAAGGAAATCTTAAAGTATACCAAAATATAACTACACATCCTTCATATGGTTTGAATGGAATTGTTGAAAAAGGTACAACTACACCTTATGCTGCATCACAGCTAGAGACACTTGGTAGGAGAAGTACAATAGCCTATAATACTGTATATTATGCTAGCTTCACAGATAATCTGCCACCTGTTGCAGTAAAGACAGGTGATGTGTATGTTTATATAATGGTTAAATTTACTTATGGTAATGACACATGGACTTTATATAAACCAGTTACAGTTCCACAAGCATATGCAGATATTGAAGGTAAATACGCTGAATATGTATTCAATATACACACTGTTGATAATGTTACTCTTAATGTGATATTTGACACTAGTAAATCAAAAATAGAACAGATATAATGATATACATAACATTAAATAAAACGATAAATTCACCAAGCGATCAGTTCCCGATTGTTGTAAATGAATACCCACAACTCAATACAGATGAGTGGGATATTACAAATGTTACGTCAACAAATGGTACAACTATTATAAATGATATTGATGGATCTACATTCACATTAAAATATAAGAATTTAAAGAATTCTAATGACATTATCAATGTGATGATGCATAATGATACTGCTGTCACAAAGCGTGACAGAGATTATACATTACGTTTTAATCTGAATATAACATGTAATTATTATTTACCATTTAAACTGACAAATACATCATCGATGCTTCAGGTTGTACATATAAGTTGTAGTGATGTATATTATTATGTTGGTAATGAAAATGCACAGCCAAGCAGATCTTCATTTACTAGAACAGACTACAGTAGCGGATCAACTATTATAGTAAGTGTACCAGCAGGAAAGACAATATTCCTGTTTTCTGAATTACAAAAAATTAACCATAAGATTGAATTTGATTTTTGGAATGATGAAGAATGGAGATTTGGAGGTAATATAATGGGTATGCTTCTGAATAACAAGTTTGAAGTTGATGATGCTCTTAGTGAATTCTTAGCTGCTCAGAGAACGTTCACTACATCACCAGAGCTTCCAGAGACAAATCTAAGGACAGGATGCTATAAAGGTTTGTTCATGTCTTCAACAAAGATAAAGACACCACCTTCAATTCTACCAGCTACTAATGTTCCTACAAAGGCTTATAAGTCTATGTTTTATGATTGTGTCTCACTTGAAACAGCACCTGTAATATCAGCTATAAGTGTTGGTAATGAAGGAATGGCTGAAATGTTTTATAATTGTGCTAAATTAGTCAATGCACCAGATTTATCAAATGTAGATAGTATAAGTGATGCTGCTTTCCAGTCTATGTTTGAATCTTGTGATGAATTGCTTCATTCATTTGATGTATCTACAGGTATTACTACATTACCAGAAAGTGTATTTAAAAATACTTTTGGGAATTGTAAAAAATTAGTAGATTGTCCAGATTTTTCACACATTACTACAGTTGGAAATAATGCGTGTAGATATATGTTTGAGCACTGTATATCATTATCTACACCACCAGATCTTTCAAATGTTGTAACTATTGGAGTTGGCTCATTTACTGGTATGTTTGCAAATTGCACATCATTGTCTACATCACCAGATCTTTCAAACATATCAGCAATTCCAGGTTCTGCATGTGCTAGCATGTTTGAAGGATGTACATCATTGATTTCAACTCCTGATATGTCTGGTGTAACATCTATTGGTTTGTCATGCTGTAAATACATGTTCAAAGGATGCTCTTCACTTGTTAATGTTGCAGGATTTATAGACAGTTCAGTTCTTCCTGTAGCTTCATGTATGAGTATGTTTGAAGGATGCTCTTCATTGGTTACACCACCAGATATGTCTAATATAACATATGCTGATTCTGAATCTGTGAAAGGAATGTTTAAAGATTGTGTACGATTGTCAACACCACCTAATCTTTCAAATATTACTGTTGCTAGAGGTTTAGCATTTGAAAGTATGTTCCAAGGCTGTACATCATTAAGAACACTGCCTGATATTTCTAACGTTGAATTTACTAATTATGCTAATCATTATCCATCTTTAAAATCAATGTTTGAAGGTTGTACATCATTGACAAGTACACCAGTATTAAATGTAACAACTGCTGGAAATTATGAAAATATGTTCAAAGGTTGCACATCATTGACCGATTCATCAATCCTTTTAAGTATAACAAATTTCAACAGTGATTCAAGCTTCAAGTCAATGTTTGAAGGTTGTACATCATTGGTTACACCAAGTGCAATAAATGTCACAGAATTTCAAAGATATGACACAGATGGAGGTTTTGAATATATGTTCAAGGATTGTACGTCATTGACAAGTATTCCTGATATGACAAATATAAAGCCATTATCAAGAAGCACAAAGAACGTATTTAAAGGAATGTTCCAAGGCTGTACATCACTTATACGTGTTGAAAACCTTCCTAACCTTGGTTTAGGTACAATTCAGACTAATGTTACAGGTGTTGTTCCAAATACTGATGGATGGTTCATGGAAATGTTTAAGAATTGCTCTAATCTTAATGAAGTCCACAACCGTATGACAGCAGTATCATTACATGATAACTGTAAGAATATATTCTATAACTGGTTAGATGGTGTATCACCTACAGGTACGTATTATTATAATGTTACTCTTCTTGGTATGTCATATTACACTGGTACACAAGCTGAAAAAGAAGAACAAATTAAAGCTGACTATAATGTTCCTTCTGAATGGACTATGGTTCCAGAGGCATTTGATTATGATGATACGCTTGAATTTGCTTCTGGTTATCCTGCTATAATAGACGGAAGTCTTGGTATAATAGATGTTGGAATATTTGTTGGTGAAGGTTGGTATCAGTATGAGCAGTATATTCCATGTCCAAGATCGGTGACTGTTACATGTAAGGACAGCAGTAATAACACTGTATACAACAATACATATACTATTACTGGTCATTATACGTCAACTCCATATATTGTAAGGATTAATCCTATTGTTGATGTCAATGAAACCAAAGTTACGGTTAATGTTGTAGCTACATTTGGATCAAAGCCAACAAAACCGATAATATATGAAATACAAAGAAATACCGAGGAAAGATTTGAATGGGCTTCAGGCTATCCAGAGCCTATAAACAACAGCCTTTCAAGTGTAAATCTTGGATACTATATTGGTGATGGATACAATGGTGGTGACAGAACCCTGAAGGTCAAGTTCACAGATCCTCATGGTGTAGTGATGTATACTGACAGCAACATTCATATATCTGGATCATACACAGAGACTCCATACATAAAAAACATCAAGCCTAACATATATGCAGATACCAATGAATTAATAATCGATTCATCAGTTACGTTCATGAAAGACGGTGCTTCTGTATCAAGCATAATGTCACCTAAGACTGTTACGGTTCCTGCACCTACATTTGACTATACTGTTACTCAGGGTACGGATCACGGTAAGTATACAGGTAGAAGAAGTGGATATACAAACACTATGGTTACTGTACATGTGAACCTCAATCTAGCTGACGGATGTTCTACTGGTAGAAAGAAACTGGTTGTTAAGGTTATTCCTACAAGCTCTCCAGGTACTGTTCTAATATCAAGAACATTTGACAATATTACAGGCAATGTATTTGAGCAAGATATTGTACAAACTATTACAAATACAAATAATATGTATGATGTTAACATAGTATCAACAGTAAGTTATTACGGTACATATGGAAACTTACTTGATACAGAGGAAACAACGGTTAATTCACAACTTGTTATATCTTAATCCTTGAGAATAAATCACACAAGTCCCACCCATCAAAAGGTGGGATTTTTAATGCTTTTTTAGATAAATACTAAAAAGAAAATTGCCATAAAATGACTATTGACTGGACACAACTGATACTTGCTGTAATAGGTCTCATATCATCTGGATCGATTACAACACTAGCTATCCTTAAATATACAAAAAAGAAGGAAAATATAGCTGTAAAATCCGATGACAACAAGGAACAGGCTGAGAGAATAGACTTGGGTGACAAGTATGTTACTCAGATGTTAACAATGATAGAAAAATTACAGGATGCCCAGGATAAGTACATGCACTCAAATGCATTGGACAACTCAGAGCGCAAACTTACACTGGATGCTATCAACAGCAAGGTATATGAGATACATAATGATCTTGTTGGTGTAAAAGATGAGGTGACTAATATAGTACAGTACCTGAACGGAGATTATCAGAATTATTTACGCAAAAATGAGATTAAATAATCTCATTGAGATTAAACTAAAACTTAAAGACTTGAGCTTTAATACAAATGAAGACAATTAGATTAGGAAATGATGTACAGATTAACTGGTACATCACAAGATTTGGAGAACCAGAGGATTTCACTGGAAAAAACCTTACAGTCAAGCTTATAGACAAGCTTGGTGAGGAACAGGTATTTGACTATGAAATTGAAGGTAACAGGATAACAGGTATTTTCTTTGGAAAAGACCAGAGTACAAACGGTGTATACAGACTTTTGCTTGTTGAGAATGACGGTGAAGAGGATATGGTCTCACTGGACTATATTGACGCTTTCTGTCTGTCAAATAAGATGAAGAATCAGACAAGCAACGGTTCCGATACGACATCAACTATCAACACTGAGGTAGAAGAATATGAGAGCCAGATCGATCTTGAACAGGATCTCTTCTTATATGCTAAGAAAACATATGTGAACGAGAAGATAGATGAGGTAAATCAGAGAATTGATGATGATTTCTATACTAAAGACCAGGTGGATAAGATTATAGGGGAACTTCCAGCAGCAGATACTTACACTAAATCTGAAATTGACGCTAAAATAGAGGATGTAGCTGATGAGATTCCGACTAAGACATCTGATCTGACAAATGACTCAGGTTATACAACTGAACAATGGGTTGAAAACAAGCATTATCTTGTAGCGGCTGATATAGCAGGTAAAGCTGATGCTTCAACTGTATATACTAAATCACAGGTTGATTCTAAGTTAGAAGGTAAGGCTGATGTAGATGATGTTCCTACTAAAACATCTGATCTTACCAATGATTCTGGTTTTGTATCAGGTAATGACTTAGCTGATGTTGCAACAAGTGGATCATACAATGACTTAACTGATAAGCCTGTCATACCATCATTGGACGGATACGCTACAGAAGAATGGGTAGAGGATAAACATTACCTTGTTTCAGCAGATATAGCAGGTAAGGCTGATGCTTCAACTGTATATACTAAATCACAGGTTGATTCTAAGTTAGAAGGTAAGGCTGATGTAGATGATATTCCAACAAAAACAAGTGACTTGACCAATGACTCAGGATTTGTAGTTGAAAGTGACTTAGCTGATGTTGCAACAAGTGGATCATATAATGACTTGAGCAACAAGCCAACAATACCTTCACTTGATGGCTATGCTACTGAACAGTGGGTAGAGAATAAACATTACCTGGTTGCATCAGACATAGCAGGTAAAGCTGATTCATCAACTGTATATAACAAGACACAGATAGACAACAAATTATCTTTAAAAGCTGATAAATCCGAGATTCCATCAAAGACAAGTGAATTGACTAATGATTCAGGATTTGTATCTGGTAATGACTTAGCTGATGTTGCAACAAGTGGATCATACAATGACCTCACTGATAAACCAACAATACCTTCACTT